TATTTCTTCCTTTCTCGCTGGAAAGGAAGCGAACGGCGCAGTCGCCGTAGACAAGTCCGGCCAAAAGGTTGAACGAGGAAAAAATCAGTGCCCCGGGGCAGGGAGAAGAGGAAGATGAGAAATAGGGGCCGGAATCGGCAGCAGCCACCGGCTGCCCCTTTCAACGTTCGACGGGGCAAAGCAAAGATAGAAAAGCACGGAAGAAACTACCCGGGGCAGGAGGCGTGATTCAATGCAAAAGCCCGGGCCGGACGGGGCAGCGGGCACAGCCCGCCCCTCTCGGTAGCCCCCGCTCAAGGGGATGGGATGGACGTTTCTCATCAGGCTGAAACAGGAAAGGCACCGCGCGGGCGAAAAGCAAAGAGGGAGAAAAGCGGAGGAAACTACCCGGGGCAGGAAAGGTGGCCGGATGTAGAAACCTTGGCCGGAAAAGGAAGCGGCTACCAGCCGCCCACCGCCGCGCTACGATAGAGATGGTTGTGGGCGGGGTTTTCGTTTCTCGTCCGGCGGCAGTGCTGGGATAGGGTGCAGAAGGTGCGGGGAAAAGGTTGAGTTTTCTAACGCCACGCAGGGGAAAGCAATGGAAGGAGAAGAACAGGGGTAACTACCCGGGGCAGGGGGTTGGTCGGAATAGGGAACGGCGACACGCCGCCGGGAAAACACAACCGCATACACAACAGGCAAACAGGGGGCCGGACGCGAGAGGGCATGTGCTGCTCGCCAACCGAAAGACCACCGGTGCTAAGGGGAAGCTGACCTGCTGCGTTCCGCAAAGGCGAGAGCCGGGGAACAGGGGCGACAGACAGGTGGAGGTGGAGCCGTGCGCTTGGATGGACATGAGGGATGGCCATGGCAGACCACAGGCCGAAGGTGAAAAGGCTGCGAAATTGCCGGGTGTGAAGAGGCGGTTGGCCTATTACAAAGACATTGGAGACGGCAAAAGAGTAGGCTGCTTAAAGAAAGGCACCTGCCCGAGGCAGAGAGAACACAAAGCAAAGAGGATAGGCATGGAAAGGAGAAAGCAGATGGTATGTAAGAGTTGTCAACTGGTGGAGATGGCGCGTGTGGCGCGGCAGGGAGAAGTGGACGTATACCGATGCCCGAAATGCGGGCGGGAAGAACGGGTGCGCATAAAACCGGAAGAGAGGTAGAAGCTGGCGGGCGCCGGGAGGGGCCGGAATGCAGGCGGATGAGGAGAGAGTGTTTCTCGTCAAGCTTTTGGTTTGAGAGAGACGGTAGAAGGCGCGGAGAAAAGGTTGAGTTTTTTAACACGGCGCAGCTGAATACAAAAGCTTTGGCCGGAAAAGGATGCGGCTACCGGCCGCCCACCGCCGCGCGGCTGAAGATACCGGTTGGCAGAGTTTGTGTTTCTCATCCGGTGTTTGGAGAGTGGATAGGGTGCGGAAGGCATAGGGCGGAAAACAAAAGAGGACAGACCAGATAGCGGCGAACGCCGCCCCCGACGGGGGTAAAACGGGCAGAAGGGCAAGGAGGCATGCATGCAGGAAAATTTGACACAGGCACAGAACGCAACGGGCGCAGGCCCGGGCCGGGCGGACAGCGCGCCGTCACAGCACACGGCGCAGGGCGAAACCGCGCCGCACGCAGCGCAGACCTTTGACCGGGCACAGGTGCAAAGAGAGATAGACCGGGTGGCAAAAAGGGAGCGCGAACGCGGCAAACGGCAGGCGCTGCGCGAGATGCAGAAAACGCAGGAGGCCCAAACTTCTACAGAACAGGTGCACAGGGAAATTGTGCATACGGAAGAAGAGGGTGGCAAAAATGCACAGGATAATTGTGCAAATGAAGGTGAGATGCAGAGTAATGCACAGAATGATTGTGTACAAGAGCTGCAAACGCAGGAAATTGCACAAGAAAATTGTGCAGAAAAGGAAGTAAACGGCGAAGATGCACAGCAAAATAGTGCACAGCAGGACGACCCGGCCGATCGGCTGAGCCGGGAGGACCAGCAGGCCCTGGGCGCGGCGCAGGCGCAACGGACGATTGAAAAAGGCGAAGAGGCGGTGTTGGCGGAGATAGAGGCGCTTTCACAAAAACAGGCGCTTTCGCCCAAGGAGGAGGAAACGCTGTTTACGCTGTTTTGCCACGCGAGCATGAAGGCGGGGGAAGAGGAATTCAACCGCCGCGGGCTGGACGGGGCGAAGATTATAAACGATAAAGCGTTTATCCGCTTTGCCGAAATGATGCGCGGCGATGTGCCGCTGATGACGGTGTATGAATATTTTGCCAAAACCCAGGGGCGGCCGGTAAAGCCGCCGTCCACCGGGCCGCTGCCGGGGCAGAGCACGGGCGGGCCTGCGTATTTCAGCCGGGAACAGGTGCAAAACATGACAAGGGCACAGGTAAAAACACATTACAAGGAAATTGAAAGCAGCCGCAGATTTTGGAGATAGCGGCAAAGGAGGAAACAAACATGGCATATACGAAATTTATTCCGGAATTGTGGGCGGAAAAGATTCAAAGAGAAAACGAGAAGATGCTGGTGCTGGCCAAACTGTGTAACCGGCAGTGGGAAGGCGAACTGAAGAAAAAGGGCGACACGGTGCACATTTTGGGCATTGGGCAGCCCACCATCGGCGATTATGACGGCACGGCCATCAGCGACCCGGAAACGCTGACGGATACGTCTATCCCGCTGGTGATTGACAAGGCGAAGTATTTCAACGTGCTGGTGGACGATGTGGACCGCCGCCAGGCCGCGGGGGATATTATGGAATACATTCTCCAGGAGGCGAGCGAGGCGCTGGCGGTGCAGGAGGACAGCGACATTGCCGCCTGCATTTCCGCAGGGGTGAAAGCGGCGAACAAGGTGGAAGCGGCCAGCGTGACGGCCAGCGGAAACACCAGCGCGCGCCGCTATCTGCAAAAGGCAAAGACGATGCTGTATAAAAACGGCGTGAAGAAAAACGCGGAGATTGTGGCCGTGGTATCGCCGGACTTTTTGGAGCGGGTGGAAATTGAAGTGGAAAACCTGGAAACGGACAACAAAAACACCGCGACCAACGGCTTTGTGGGCAAGACCAGCGGCATTTCCATCTATCTTTCCAACAACACCTATGTGACCACGGACAAAAAAGAGCATATCTATGTGATGACGCGCAGGGCCGTGGCCCATGCCAACCAGATTAACGAAGTGAAAGCGTATTCGCCGGAGGATCTGTTTGCAGACGCGGTGAAAGGGCTGAACACCTACGGCACCAAGGTGGTGCGCGACGGCGAGCTGGTGGTATTGGAAGTGGCGGCCTACGCATAAAAAACGGGGCTTTGGCCCGGGGCGGATTCCCGGGCCGAAACGCCCGGCAAAGGGGGTATGCAGAAAATGACGATAGGGCAGATCAAAGCGGCGGTGATGATGCTGATCGACCAATATACGCCGGACAGCCCGCCGACGGACGATGAGGAGACGCTGGCAAAACTCAACACCCTGATCGAGCTTTCCCAAGTGCAGCTTTGTCAGATGAAAAAGACGGAAAAGCGCTGTATGCTGCCGGAAAACGGCGGGCAGGAGGAAAGCGAAACGGGGCTGATTCTCTATCCGCTGCCGCAGGATTTTTATCAGCTGCACCGCGTGACAAAGGACGGAGACGAGGTGTGGGCGGATGTGTTTGACAATAAACTGGCCGTCAAGGCCGGGCAGGGGGCGCTGGTGATGAGCTATTACGCCTATCCGCCGGAAATTACCCAGGACACGGACGACGACACCCGCCTTTGGCTGGACAGGGATATTTTGCAGGTGCTGCCGTATGCGGTGGCGGCGGACCTATTAAAGGCCGACCCCAGCGCGGACTATGTGGCCTTTGAACAAAAATATATGGGCCTTTTGGCAAACCTGGATCCGCACAAAAGCGCAGGGCGGCTGGTGGTGCGCCAGATGCCGGGACAAGGAGGCGTTTGATGAGCGATTTTATGCCGTATAGCGTGGCCCGCCGCTCGACCGCGCAAGCGAGAATGCGGGTGTATCAAAAATTCAAAGGGGTGGATTTTTCCTCCGATGAGGCGCAGGTGGCGCTGCAAAGAAGCCCGAACAGCCTGAATATGTATAAAAATTACAGCGTGGAATTGGGACAATGCGTGGAAACGCGGCCGGGCTTTCGCAAGGCGGTGCGCTTTCCAAAACAAACGGACAACGCCGTCTACGGGCAGATTTTCTTTGAAAACCGAAGCAAGACGGTGACAAAAATTCAGCCGCTGGTGCATGTGGGGACAAAGCTGTATCTGTGGGAAAACTATCCGCAAAAGGCGGATGTGCTCAATGAAATTGGGCAGAATGAGGATTTAACGGAACTATATGCACAGATGAATTGTGCAGACAGCGCGATGACGGTGTTTGACGGGCGGGTGTATATCGCAGACGGCAAGCAGATGCTGGTGTTTGACGGCCAAACCGTGCAGCCCGTTTCCGCGCTGGCGCTGGTGCCGACGACCTACATCGGCCGGGCGCCGCTGGGCGGGGGCACGCAGTATCAACAGCTGAACCTGCTGCAGGATCAATTTACCAATACGTTTTTATCCGACGGCAAGAGCAAAGACTATTACCTTTCCATGACGGAGATAGACGCGGTAACAAAGGTAATCGTAGACGGGCAGACGCTGACAACGGACCAATACACCGTGGACAAGACAAACGGCATTGTGAAATTTAACACCGTGCCGCCCGCGCCCCAAACCCCGGGGCAGGACACGGTATCCATTACGGCCAAAAAGCACATACCGGGCTATGCCGAGCGCATTGAAAAATGCCGGGTGATGGCGGTGTTTGACAACCGGCTGTTTTGCGCCGGCAACCCGGACACGCCCAACGTGTTGTATTTTTCCCAGCGGAACGACCCGACGTATTTTGGCGAAATTACCTACGAAACGGACGGCAAGGAGCCGACGGCGATTGTGGGGCTGCTGCGCATCGGCAGCGAGCTGGCGGCGGTTAAAGAAGAGAGCCAGCAAGAGGCAACGGTGTATTTGCATGCGCCGAAGGAAACGGGGATAGAACTGAGCCCCAAGGCCTACCCGGCCGAAGAGGGGCTTTCCGGCATCGGCGGCGCAGGGCGGCGGATGAGCCTGAATTTTCTGGATGACGCGGTGTTTTTATCCGCCATGGGGCTAAAGGCCATCGGCAAGCGGAGCCTTGCGTATGAGCGGTGTATTGAGCACAGAAGTTCGCTGGTGGATGGGCGGCTGGTCAACGAAAAGGGGCTGGAAAACGGGCAGCTGGCCTGCTGGCGCGGGTATTTATTATGCCTGGTAAACGGCAGGATTTACTTAGCGGACAGCCGGCAGCAATATGTGCAGGCCTCCACGGGCAACACGGAATATGAATGGTATTTTTGGGACAACATCGGCGTGTATGACGATCATGGCGCGTTTTGCCCGGCCAACACGCTGTATGTATACAAAGACCAACTGTATTTTGGGGCGGACGGCGCGCTTTGCACGTTTAATACGGACTGGATTAAAGACGACAGCGGCGAATTGCAGGCGGCGGCGTATCTGGATGACGGGCAGCCCATCTTCTGGTGCTGGACGACCCCGTTTGACGCGCTGGGCCAGCCGAACCGCGTGAAAAAGGACAACAAAAACGGCGGCGTTTTGGAGCTGAAAAGCATGACAAACGGCGAAGTGAAGGGCAAGGTGCGCACAAACCGCGCGCCGTGGAAGGAATTTGTGCGCATAGATGGCGGCTATTTTGATTTCAGCGACCTGAACTTTACCGACCTTACCTTTTCCACGGAGGAAAAATCGCTGGTGGCCTTTCAAAGCAGGCAAAAGCGATGGGTGAAAAAGCAGCTCATGTTTTACGGCGACGCCCCAGGCCGCCCGGGCGGGCTGTATGCCATTACGATGGAAGCGTTTTTGGGCGGCTATTACAAAGGATGAGGAGGAAAGTATGGCGTTTACAAGATTGACAGCGGATGTGGAAAACATTCAAAAGCTGGCGGACAGGCCGCAGATCGGCGCCGCGGCGCTAAAGCAGGCGTTTGATACCGCGGCGGAGGACATCAAGGCGTATCTGTTGACGCTGGTATCGGAACTGGAAGCGCAGCAGGCGGCAGACAGCCTGGGCGCGGCCGCCATCGGCGACGGCGACCCGCATACTGCCGAAACGCGCAATGTGCAGGCCAAACTAAACTATTTATACGACGAACTGAAAAACGCGCAGGCCGGGCAGATTTTGGACCGCAGCATTACGGCGGAGAAGATTGCAAGCGGCACGATCACGGCAAACGAACTTTCAAACGGGCTGATTACTACGGACAAGCTGGCAGATCAGGCCGTGACGCAAAACAAGCTGAAGGGCGGCTTGCTGGATCTATGCCCCGTGGGGATGGGGCTGGTGTGGTGGAGCGATACGCTGCCGAGCGAAAAATGGCTCTGGGCGGGCAGCACGCTGACCGCCGGCGTGCACGATGAGGCGATAGCGTTTTTCGGCGGCACGACGCTGCCGGAGGTGAAAGGGCGGACGATTGTCGGCAAAGACGAAAGCGTGGCGGCGTTTAACGCGCTGTACAGAACAGGCGGCGCGGCCACGCATACGTTGGTAAACAACGAACTGCCCGCGCTTTCCGGCACGGTGGAAGCCTACGCCGGCGACGCGGGGTTTATCCGCACGGCCACGGGCTGCTTTACGCCGCAAACGCAGAAAGCGGCGCCGGTGAACGTGGATGCGTATGCGCAGGTGGTGTCGTATAACGCGGCGAAATTTGCCATCGGCGGCGGGCAGGCGCATAACAACTTACAGCCGTATATCGTGGCAAACTATATGTTTAAAGTGTTGTAAAGGGGGGCTGAAGATGAACGCAACCCAACGGGCCCTTTTGGGCCAAACGCAGGCGGCCGAAACCGGGCAGCGCAATTTGGACGCGCTGTCCGCCCGGGCCGAAGAGGTGTATAGGATTTTACAGCAGCAGGCCGAAGAGGAGAAAAACCGGGCCTATACAGACGCGGCGCAACGGGAAAGCCAACAGGCGGCGCAGGCGTATCATGATTTTTTGTCTGCGTATAACCCGATTGGCTTAAACGCCGCGCGGCAAAAGCAGCAGACGGACTATGCGGACCATGCGGCCTACAACACCTACACGGCGGATTTGGATTTTTACCGTACACAGCGCCTGCAGCAGCAAACAGAGGCGGAAAGGGCGCTGGAAGATACGCGGCAAACGCTGGCCTATGCCGAGCGCAAAACCCAAAGCGAACAGCAAAGCCGGCGGACAAAACTGATGCAGGCCTATCTCAAACAGCGCCTGGCGCTGTTGAAAAAGGCGGCGAAAAAACGCATAGACACCGCGGGCGTGTAGCGGAAAGGAGAGAAGATGGGACAATACGATCAAATGCTGGCCGGGCTGGAGGCGCAGTATCAGGTGCAGCGGAAAAAAGCCGAGGCGGACGCGGAGGCGCAGTTAGCCAAGCTGCGGCTGCAATTGCAGCAAAAACAGCAGCAGGCGGCCGAGGCGGAAAGCCTGGCCGAGGCCGTGGAAAGCCAAACGGGCGCAGATGCCTGGCGCAGCATGCTGATAGCGCAAAACCCGTTTGGCGCGCGGGCGGAGCGCGGGCAAAACGGCGGGCTGGCGGAATATTACAAGGGCGCGGCGTATGACACATACAGAACGGCGCTGAGAAACGCTTTGGCAAAGCGGCAGGAAGAAAAGCAGACAAACGATAAGCTTTTGCGCGAGGCGGCGCTGTCCTATGCGCTGGGCGAAGCGGACGCCAAACGAGCGCGGGACGCGGCCATTGGGCAATTGGACGCGGAATACAATTTGCAGCGGCAGACGCTTTTATTGGAACAGGCGGCCTATGAAGAAAAGCAGCGGCAGGCAGCGGCCCGGCGCGCACGAAGCCGGCGGCAAAACGGCGGCCGGTATACCGAAAGCAAGACGGACAGCCGCGTAGGTTCGCAGGCGGCAGGGGCCGCAGGCGCGATTGCGCAGAGAAACAGGAAGAACAGCGATATGATAGACGCGCTGCTGCGCTGAAAAAGAAAAAGCGCCAAGGAGGTTTCTTTGGCGCTTGCCCGAAAGGGCGGGGTTATTTTACGGTGTCCGGGTCGGTGATACGGTCCGTTTGGTAATGGGGCAGTTTTTTCTCGTTTTCCACGCGCTGTTTCAACTCTTCCGGGCTAAGGTCGCCCAGGACATAGGCGCTGTCCGGCAGGATATCGATTTTTTTCGTATCGCTCACTAGTTGTGCCCTCCTTTCACATGGCTTTGGCGGCAAACGCCGCCGGATGGGGTTTAGTGTGGGCACAAGGGGCGCATTTTATACAGGAGGAAAGGATGGACATGGTAACACAGCAGGTGTGCAACATTCAGCATGAGCACATCGAGCAGAATTTTGAGATGGATCGCCAGCGCCTGCAAACCCATGGCGCGCAGCTGGATGCGATGGAAAAGCTGGCGGTAAAGCAGACCAGCGTGATAGAGGGGATGGCGCGGCGGCTGGATGCGCTGGACACGCGGCTTTGCGCGCTGGAGAAAAGGCCGCAGCACAGGATGGAGCGTGTGATGGACACGGCCCTGCAATGGGCCACGCTGTTGGCGTTGGGGTTGTTTGCGGCGAAGATGGGGCTGGGGTGAAGAAGGAGCGGGACAGGGTGAGCGTTTCTCGTCAGGTTTTGAGTATAGGAGTGGTTGTAGAAGGTGCTAGGCGGGGAGAACGTTTCTCGGCAGGGGGCAGTGGATTAGGCGAGATTGGGAAGGTGCTAGGCGGGGAGAACGTTTCTCGGCAGTTTTTCAGAGAAAGATGATTTTTAGATTTTTAGGGAAGAGCTGAGCGGGGCATACGTTTCTCTTCAAGCTTTTAAGGAAAGATGATTTTTAGATTTTAAAAAAGTGCTAAGCAGGGGAACCGTTTCTTGCTGAGTTTGTACAAGCGCAGAGATTGTTTTATAGATTCTTCCTTTCTCGCTGGAAAGGAAGCGAAAGAAGCGGAGATCGGAAGAGCG